TAAGTGCCAGTCCGCCTGCTGCTGGTATTGATACGCCACCAACAACAGATGATGTAGCAACTGGTACATCAGCACCAGAAAGCGTTGCGCCTACGGTTACGTGGCCTCTGGTATCGACTGTGACTTTTGTATAGGTGCCAGCAGTCGCCCCACTGGTCGCGTGTTCGAGGCTGCCGGTGCCAGCATTACGAACGATCGGGGTGGTAGGTGCTACCAGTTGCAGATTGCTGCTGCTAACCGTTACGCCGCCAGTAGCTGGGATGGTGCTGGTGTCTAATTTTGCGGCAGTGACCGTACCATTCGTAAGGTTGGTGCCGCTGATGCCGCTGAGGTTTACCTTTGCTACTGGTATTGACGCATCATCTACTAATGCAGCGCCCTGCTGTACTAATTGTTTAGCTGTAATTTTTTTGGTATCATTAATTGAAAATAAAGGCAGTTCATCCGCGCCTAAAAGGGTTGCTTGAGCAGTGAGTTGGTCTATCCGTTGGTCTGGCATTACAGGTTTTCCCCTAGGTACAAGTTGTCGTCGGCACCTTGCACGGTGCTCTGTAGCAATAGTCTATCACCGCTAGACCTGAGCAGTAATTCACCCCAGGTGGTAGTTTGCACTCGTAGCTTGATTTCGCCAGTAGTGACAAACGTAAATGTACTACCAATTATGTCACCTGCAGCGCAACTAATTGCAGCATTAGTCATTACGCCATTGATTTCATACCACACCGAATCATTTCCAGCATTAACCCCTTGCGCTTGGCCTTCGCCTAAGATGTATAAATTAGCTTTAAAATCACTGCCAAACTGTTGCCGCAATAATAGATTATGCAAATACACTGCAATCTCAGTTTCGCCTGCGACTGCATAATCAAAAATACACTCGATACTGCCCGATCCCGTGATCAAAGTGCTGTATTGATTCCTGAATTCATCACCTAATCCTGTTGTATCAACCGCCTCGCGATCAGTTGATAATTCAAACCTTACAATCTGGCCCAATACCCTTGGCACTGAATTAAGGATTTTGCAGCTAACAGCAACGGCAGCGCCAGGTGTAGTCAATGTAACTCTGTTGTTTGATGTGCCTGCCACCGCGTCGGAGTATGTGTTATATAACCGCAGCCCGCCAAGTTGATCTACGTTAACGAACCAGTTGCCTTTTTTGTATGCCCATCCCGATATAAATGAAAGCGTAGATGTACTGCTAAACTCTACAAAATCACCTGTAACAAATGCGCCAAAACTAAAATCGAAGCTAAACATACCCTTGCTAACGTTAACGCTTGCAGGCGCTATTGTTCCTGCAATTACATCACCACTATCCCGAATAAGCTCTATATTGCCTGCGTTGCCGAGATAGACGGTCATAGTGTTACGCCAGTTGGTGCGCCAGTAAACTGGAATTGGATACTAGCCTGCATCACTTCACCCACTGCACAACTTAACTCTGCACTGGTGATAATACAACTGCCTTGAATTAACTTAGTGTCCCAGCCAAGTTTGATAACAAGTATGTCCGACTCGCTTACGGTGCTAGTTTTTATTATGCGTTCTAGTAATGGTTTTGCTGCCTCGTCATAATAAAAAATTGTTGCACTGCCGCTGCTGGTGCGTAACCCTGGAACATAGGTGCGGTCGCTATCAGCAAGCACTGTGGTTTCAAGCGTATCAACTGTGGCAGATATGCTCCAGTTGCTTACTTTGGCTACGACTGTGCCGTTATAGGTGAGGGTGCCATCTTTGCCGCTGTAGTAGGTCATGAGTCAAGCACTCCAATTAGTTTTACCGTAACGGACATGCGCCCAGTTTTTACGCTATTGAATTGCGGTGGTTCCGCATAACGGTATTTTAGCCCAAACGGTGTAGCGCTATAGCGGTTAGATGTACTACCGCTTTGATCGTTAATATGAAATGTTTCATTGCCGCTTTTAGGTTTTTGCAATAAATTAAAATAATACAACGTGCCATTGCAAGCTAAATAATGATCATGGATGAGAGCCGCATTGGCCTCAGTGATATTGCTATATTCCAAATCCATCGTCTTATCAAATGCTTTATTGCCATATTGCACCCGTGCTTCAACGCCGCTTTGTGAGCGGAAAGTTTTACCCGCAAAATCACCAGGTGACATCGACCGTGCTGTAGGCACAAGTTCAGGGAAGTCGGGGCCTGCTGTACTCATGCTTGCACCTCAATTACAAATTTACTGTCATCCAAATCTAGGTACGATATGGAACCGCTAGCTGTTGTGGCGACATGTGAAGCGCCGATATCCAGCAAGCCATCTTCATCATAAGCGATGCTTTCAACTTTATAAACGCGGGGATATTCATCACTTGGGTCGTACACCGTAAATACCGCGCCTCTAAATTTTGGATCGGTTGCAACGCCACTGCTGTCAACAGTCATCGATCCTGACTCAACAGCCGTCAGCCCAGACCGCCACCAATACACCGTAACCGTTTGGCTATTAAGGCTGGTGGTAGTCACAACTTTGCCATCATCCAATACATGACCATTTTGGAATGATGTTACGTGCCTCGCAGCGCTAGATAGCTTGAAATACGCGCCAGGTTCCAATGCAATAGCTTCAGGCAGCGTCTTAAATTGAACCGTATGAGTTGTATTAGCTCGCACTTGTATCAACATTTTGGCGTAAGTTTTAGCATGTTCCATGTTGGTGCAAAAGCCTGTAAAATCAACGGCTTCCACTGGTGTGGTTTCGCTTGAGGTAAGCAAACGCACCAATACGTTGCGAGTTTCAGCAAATCCGTTCTCAATTTCTTGCCGGTATGTAACCACCACCTGGGGTGCAAGCCGTTGCTCAGTTGAATACCAGTTCACCTGCAAGCTGTCCTCGATGATGTTGCCATCGGTAAATAACGCGCTGATCTTTGGCTGGCGAGCATAATCAATGGCGTAACCGTTGGTGGCGCCAGGATCGACTGGATAGGAAGGTGCAAGCGAAATCTTGCCACCTTTTACTACAAAATCCAGCATGAAATATTGCGCATGTTGGTAAGCCCATTCCCTAGGATTGACTTGCGCAGATAACACACCATCAAAAAACCAGCCATTAGCTTGGCAGGATTTAGCCGCATAGCGAAAGCCGTCCCAGTCGATCATTGCTTCTGGTATTAAGGCACCGGCGCCATAAACCGTGGAACGTAACAAATCACGCAGGATCTCAGGGAACAGATGGCTAGCACCAGTAACACTTAAGCTTGTCGGTGAATTGACGTTATTGCCGCTGCTGTCAATCATCAGCGGGATGATGCGTCCAGTCTTGGCGTAATAACTAAAGTTGCTAAAACTGCTCCAGTCCTTACCGCTCCGCAGTTGCATTCCAGCTAATGCCAAGCTGCTGTATAACGGCGGTGTTGAATTTTTGCGTTGTTCGTTTACATAAACAATTTGATGTTCTGGGCTGCTTTGATGGCTGCCTTCTTCTTCGCTAAACAGATACACGTCTGATACTGCATCCCATATGTTTACAAGACGTTCCGGTATTCCAGGTGTACTCTCAAGGCCAGAAATCATGATCGCCGGTAGACTTGTGCCATTTACCGTAAATGTTTTGCGGTAGCCGTAGTTATTGCCTTTGTTTTCAATAAACAATTTTACAATTGTCGTTTCAGTTGTATTAGAACGTACACCAACACGAGAAGGGGATCCTGTGTAATCGCTAGGTCTGTCTACATAAAACTCTTCACTATTATTTATATCCCCGTTGAATCCAATTGGTTGGATTGTTTCGTTGACTTGGAAATCACTAATCCAGCCGTATGTGTAATCTGCATATCCATTCGCAACCATGTCAGCGTTATATATTGGATCGGCTACAGCTACGCTATAAAGGCTGAAATCAATCTGAACGTATCTACTTATATTTGATGAAGATGTTAATAGCAAACGTTCTGATGTTCTTTGACCTGCGCTTGTTGGGGCGTCAATCCCAAGCACTCCCATATGCAACCAGCGTTGACGCCAGCCAATTGTGATTGAGGTTACAGATAATGAGTTAAGTACCTGCTCATGTTTAACTCTTACTGTTAGCCCTGACCCATCGCCGCCGGTAGTGCCATACACGCCTTCCGCTGGACGGTTACTAACAAGCAACGAGTCCGGCACAATTACAGTAACAGCATTATTAGTGGGCTTAGTTGACGCATTTGGTCCTCCCCAGAACATGACTTTATTGGTGCCAGCAAAGTAATCAATACTGCGATTTGGTTCGCCTACATAACTGACATTTACATTACTATCTTTAGATGTAAATGTTTGTAAACTTCCGCTGCTTGCATCAAGGATGCGCCCTTGTTGGATATTAATAAATGCACCGCCGGATATAGGTACAAACCTCACCTCGTAAATATCAGCTCCGGCGTAAAACGCCAATCGAATAAAATTAAATTGCGCGACTGGTGTGCTCCCCCTTACGCCAAACGGTTGGTCAGCAACTCTTTCCCATGTTGTACTAGAAGATTTGCGGTATTCAAGATAAAAGAATGAATAACGAAATCCATAATCCGAAAATAACCCATAGTTAACGTTGCCGCCACTAGTCTCAATTTGGCTTGCAATGCTTTCATCTGGGACACCAGCAAAATTTACGATGCCATTGAACCGTTTATATACAATTGATTTAATTCCAATTTCTATCTGGTCCACTGCTCTAGTAGTCGTAACGCTACCAATAGCAAGTTTGGATATTGTTAAATCTGTAGTGTCCGCGCCATAAACGGTTCGGAACGTGCCAAAATGTCTAATTCTGCCTGCACCTAATGCTAATACTTCGCCGCGTGATGTAATCTTAAATCGGTATGATTTATCAGCCGATCCATCATATGGTGCGTTTGAGCTAGTTTCTATGCAAACACCTTGCGCTGAGCCAATTGCGTAAGTTTCGCCAATCGTAAATGCAGCATCAGCTTCCTCGCCAATTGACTTACGTTTATTTATAATATCGGAAGTTCCGTGTTCCTCAAAACTACGTTCACTTTCATCTGCATATATTGTATATTCAATTACATTGCCATCTAATACTAGATTTATTTTTTCAATGCCGTTCCATGATGTAACATCAATCTTATTAATGCCACAGAAAGAGCCATAAGAACTTTCATTTTTTGCTCGTTCCATTTGAGCAAGAGCAAATGATTGTGAGCCGTTAATAACCTTGACACGTTTTAGTGGTAGCCGCCAATCCTGACCATTACGTACAGGTTGGTACGTGCCAAATTCAGTGCTGCCGGTTGGTGTGCGAGTACCGCTAAAGAGTGCTTGTGATCCTTGGTTTGCATATTCAGCAACAATAATGTCAGTAGGTGATCGAGGTAACAGCGATCCGCCAATCTTGCTGCTTGCATCTAACCGCGTTGATACCTCGCCGCTACGGTAAAAAATGCAAAATTTTGGCTCTTGATAATTTTTAAGCAGCGTGTCGCCAATTGCTAATCCCTCTAAATCTGGTTTTGCCATTGACATTGCATTGAGCGCAAATAATGCCACCAGTTCTTGCCCGTCACCTTGGCTTAGTAATTGGCTCCATAGCAACTTAGTTTCAGCGCGAACGCCACCAAATGTTTTGCCATTAAATTGCTCACGTTTTGCAAATACCAATGGTGCTACTTCACCCAACCGCGCCACGTTTTGTACTGAGGTAAACCCGTCTACATTGGCAAATCTACGGTTGTTGCTTATATTGGCGCCTTCCAGATTCTCAGGCGTATTAGAGCCTGTATTGCTTTGGGCTGCTGGATCGTCTTGTCTTGGGATCTTTGGCTTTGGTGCCATTGCTGACGCCGCGTAACTTATCCCCATCCCTACGATTGTCATGACCAACGGCACGACAGGGACGCACACCACCTCCGGCACTACGTCATACGCTGAATTGCGTTCAGGGCGGCAATTAGCTACTTCTTTTAGATACCAGTTATATTCTTCAATTGTCAGTCCTAAAGTATCAATTAATTGCTTTTCCCATGGCAATATCGCGCCTCGTATTTGACGGACGGGGACCATACCACCCGGTTGGTTTGTGCGCTGCAATGAAGCCATCCGGTGTCGTAGAAAACAGCTAGTCCGAAGCTATCAACAGCTTGCACTAACGCAATAATACCAGTTTCGGCTGGTGTTCCCCATAATTCTAGTTGTTCCTTGAATATGGAGGTGTCGCCTGCATGTAAACGCCGATACCAACTGCGGGCTGGTACTGGCGCTTCAATGCCATGCCATCCCAATACCC